CATTTTTAACATTTCCCAACACATTTTTAACAGTTGTTAGCACAGTTTGGCACGCTTTTTGCTGTGAGCCGTGCCAAAAAAGCAGATGAAACGAATTTTAACATTTCGTTAACAAGGTTTAACAGATGAAACGAATTTTAACATTTCGTTAACAAGGTTTAACAGATGAATAAACATGCGTCATCGCCTGAGAAATCGCATAATTATTCGCTGCCTGTCGTCAGGTGAAACTGGGTGTGCCCTGATGCCTGACGATGCCGATGTGAAGCCGGGTGTTGCACAGGGTGTGCCGTGATGTGGACTGACCCCTGACGTGGCGCACGCCTGACGTAGCTTATGCGTCTTATGCCACCGATGCCACATAAGCCACCATCGCCACCGATGCCACCTGACGTAAAATAAGCCACCTACAGGGCATTAAAAAAGACCCCGTGGGCAACAACACCACACAGGGTCTTACAAGGGCACATGGCTTATTTTATAAGGTGAAGCCGAAAAGCGCAAAAACTGAGAAAAAAGAAAAAAATCATCAATTAAGACATTTTAACAAAAATAATTTGGTGGGTTCAAAAAATCGCCGTATCTTTGCAGCGTGATTCAGAAAATGAGTTTAATTTAAAATTAGGTGATATGGACAGAGAAAACAAAGAAAAAGCACTTTTAAGAGTGTTTCAAAGTCTTTGCAAATCTTGTGACGATATGGATTTCGTTGCAAAAGACTTAAAAGATGAGAAAAAAGATTTGCTGAATGCCATAAACAATACAGTCTTCGACGCAAGACATGTGGTGGCTGATGTTCTGATACAGGACAAGAAAGACGACTTGTTGTTGGAACAGTTACAGAAAGAGTTTCAGATTGTTCTTGACTTCTTGTCAGAAAACAGACTGATGGCTAAGTTTATCGAACACAAAAGTAAGTACAGCGATGAGTAAAAAAGAAAAGGTTGAGGTGGTTGAATCCACCTGTGCAGTTGTCCTTTGGACGATTATCAGTTTTGTAGTTTTATGCGTCTTTGGTTCTTGCAAGACTTCACAGAACGTTGAAGCAAACGGACGCACGGTTATAGTAACAACGGACACCACGGTGGTAAATCACAGTGGTTACATTAAAATTCAGAAGTGATGGAAGAAAGAAACGACTATCAGGAAAACCTGTTTAACGCTTTGACTGCATTAAACGGTCTTCTACAGACCAAAGAAATGTGCAGCGATGACAAAGCCGTTATCAAGGTGAACAGATTCAGAAAGTGGTTAATTGACCGAATCGAATCAGAAAAGTAATACAGTTTATAATAAGTTTAACATTTAAATTTTATCAATTATGTTTAGTTTCAGTAACACATTCAACAAGACTTCTTTTGGTATTGACACCAAAGATTACGAGTACATCAAGTTGTCAGACGTAGCAAAGGCTTCTTCACCTGACGAGATTCACCCTATCAACGGTCTTTACGTTCACGGTTCGTCTCTGGGTGATTCACCTGTTGTGATTGACGTACAGGCTAAGAAGTTGGTTAACATGCCAAAGCACCTTGGCGAGACATTCCGTGAGATTCTTGCAAACGGTGAAGCCGTACAGGCTATCAAGGACGGCAAGGTAGGTTACACCATCTACACTTACGAGTCACACGCAAAGACATGCTACGGCATCAACTTCGTTGACATCAACAAGTAATTGAAGTTTCACACATAGGGCGCACTTATTCTTTTAGGTGTGCCCTTTAATTTTAAGAAGTTATGGGAATGAATCCGATAGGCTTTAGTGGAAGAACGTTTTCTTTCAACAAAGCGGTTATTAAGCAAAGAATCATTGAAGCAAAGATGGCTTCACCTGAGTACAAAGCTGAGATAAGAAGAATCTTTCAACAGGCTAACAGACGTATTCAGAACATCGAATCAAAGGGTCTTGTATCGCCAGCAGTTATGGCGTTGAACAAGGGCGACATCAAAAGGTTCACAAAGTTTTCGATGAAGCACAGTTGGGAAGACCTGAAAGCCGAATATGCAAAGGCAGTCGGATTCTTGCGACAGCCTACATCGACCGCCACAGGTGTGCGAGAGTACAACAAGCACCTGATGGACGCATACGACCTGACAGAAGACGAGTTCGACCTGATGGCACAGAAGATTCAGGACAAGTTCCTGTCTGTGTCTGATGAAAACTTCGTGGAACAGTACCTGATGAGATACAAGGACTTCACAGGTGAGCTTGAAACAGAAGCCGCAGACGTTTCAGACCAAATTGAAATAGACGCTGTAAGGTTGGAACAGGCGATAGAACAGAACTTGGAAAAAGACGCACAGAATGTGTTGGACTATGCCAACAGCATTAAAAGAGGAATAATGAGCACTTTGAAAAAATTCGGTCTATAATGAAAAAGAAAAAGAATTTTTGTTTGCATGGTGAAGTCTATTCACCAAAAGACATAACAACCGTTCTTGACATGGCGGTTGACGATTCCTGTTTGCGTGGGAATAACAAGAGACAAAAGTTCTTTGATATTCCTGTTTGCTTTGACATAGAAACGTCTTCTTTCTACAAGAACGGTGACAACTACCTGTCTTATGAGCAGTATGTGAAACTTGGTGTCAAGTTGGAAAAGTGTTCCTGTATGTATGTTTGGCAGTTCGGAATAAACGGCTATTGTATTGTCGGGCGCACATGGGAAGAGTTTACCGAAATGATGGAAACTATTTCTGATTACCTACAGTTGTCAGAAAACAGGCGTTTGATAGTTTACGTTCACAACTTGGCTTATGAATTTCAGTTTATCAGAAACCGTTTCACGTGGAACAAGGTCTTTTCAATAGACCTGAGAAAACCGATTTACGCCATCACGGAATCAGGCATAGAGTTCAGATGTAGCTACCTGTTGTCAGGTTATTCGTTGGCTAAGTTGGGCGGTCAACTGATGAAGTATAAATGCGAAAAGATGGTAGGCGATTTGGACTATTCCCTATTGCGCCACAGCCAGACACCCCTGACGGAAAAAGAAATGGGTTATTGCCTGAATGACGTGAAAGTGGTGATGTGCTATATTCAGGAAATGATAGAACGGTATAAGGGCATCACACATTTACCGATTACAAAGACAGGCTTTGTCAGGAAGTATTGCAGAAAACATTGTCTGTACTGTGAAGACGAGTTCGGGAAGACAGTCCAAAATTGGACGTACATAAACACGATTCACGATTTGAACATAAGTGGTGCTGATGAGTTCAACACGCTGCAAAGGGCATTCAGTGGTGGCTTCACACATGCGAATGCGAACCACACAGACGATATAATCGAAAATGTGAGCAGTTACGACTTCACAAGCAGTTACCCATATGTGATGGTAGCAGAGCAGTTTCCGATGAGTTCGGGCGTGCATGTTAAAGTGAAAAGCAAGAAGCAATTTGAGATTTTCCTGTCTGCATACTGTTGTGTCTTCGACATCGAATTTACAAAGATAATGAGTTCACAGGTACAGGACACACCTTTGTCAGTTTCAAAGTGCTTCTACAAGGAAAACGTAGTGGAAAACAACGGTAGGGTCTTTTCTGCTGACAGGGTAGTGACGACAATAACCAACGTGGACTATAATGTGTTCAAGATGTTCTACACTTGGGAAGAAGAAAAAGTGGTGGATATGTGGTGTTACAAGAAAGACTATTTACCGACAGAGTTCGTCAAGTCAATTCTTCACCTGTACGCCAACAAGACGACCCTGAAAGGTGTGAAAGGTAAGGAAGTGGAATATCTCAACAGTAAGGAAATGCTGAATAGCTGTTACGGCATGTGTGTGACGAATCCTTTGCGTGACGAATTTACGTACAACGGTGATTGGGATGTTTCGCACCTGACAGCCGATGAGATAAACGAAACACTTGTCAAGTACAACGACAGCCGTAACCGATTCCTGTTTTACCCTTGGGGTGTCTTCGTAACCGCTTATGCAAGAAGAAACCTGTTCACAGGCATCTACGAATGTGGTGACGATTACATCTATTCAGACACCGATTCCGTGAAGTTGAAGAACGGTAAGGCACATGAGCAGTACTTTAAGGAATATAACAGTATGGTGGAATATAAACTCAGACAGGCTGCAAAGCATCACAAAATATCTTTTGAACTGTTTGAGCCAAAGACTATCAAGGGCATAAACAAGCTGATGGGCGTTTGGGATTTTGAGGGTGTTTACAGCAGATTCAAGACGCTTGGTGCTAAACGTTATATGGTTGAGGAAGAAGACGCTTTGACTGTTGGCGGTAAAAGTTACCCTGTTTCCCTGACAGTAAGTGGTGTGAACAAGAAAAGTGCAGTTCCGTGGTTACTTGAAACATACGGACAGGACGGAATCTTTGAAGCATTCACCAACTACCTGGCAATACCGCCACAGGCGACAGGCAAGAACATTCACACCTATATTGACTATGAGCAACATGGAGTATTGACCGATTACCTTGGTGAACCCTGTGAGTTCCACGAACTGTCAGGCGTGCATCTTGAAGCTACCGGTTATTCACTTTCGCTTTCTGTTATGTATTTGAACTTTTTAATGGGTATTAAATTTAAAGATTAATAGTTATGTTTGGAAAAAGTAAAAAACCAAAGTATTACAGTTTATCTGGAATCTTGGAAAAGAATGCCGATTACAATATCATTTTCGGTGAACGTTCAAACGGTAAGACTTATGCCTGTTTGGCTTACATGATTATCAACTACGTTGAAACAGGCGAACAGAGTGCATACGTCAGACGTTGGCGTGAAGACCTGAGAGGAAAACGTGCAGAATCGCTTTTCTCAGGTCACGTTGCCAACGGCTTTGTATCTCAGGTAACGAAAGGCAAGTACAATGAAGTTTTCTATCTTTCGGGAAAATGGTTCTTGTCTTACTACGACCGTGACAAGGGAAAACGATTCCCTGACGACAAGCCGTTCTGTTATGGATTCTGTCTGTCAGAACAGGAACATGACAAGTCAACAAGTTACCCGATGATAACTACGGTGGTGTTCGATGAGTTTATCACAAGACGTTATTATCTGCCTGATGAGTTTATGCTGTTTATGAACGTTCTGAGTACCATCATCAGAAACCGTTCCAACGTCAGGGTCTTCATGCTTGGTAATACGGTCAACAAGTTCTGTCCTTACTTTGGCGAAATGGGTCTTGATAACATTCAGAACATGCCACAGGGAAACATCGACCTGTATCGTTTCGGTGAAGACGGTGCTACGGTGGCGGTTGAATATTGCGACACCTTGGAAAAGGAAAAGCCGTCAAACAAGTACTTCTGTTTCGGGAATGAGGCTTTGCAGATGATTACAGGCGGTAAATGGGAATTGGCGGCTTATCCTCACTTACCACGCAAGTACAAGCCGAAAGACGTGCTTTTCACTTACTTCATAGAGTTCAACGGTACGGTCTTACAGGCAAACATCATTCAGGTTGACGATGAGTGTTTCACCTACATTCACGCAAAGACGACACCTATCAAGGACACAGAAAACAGCCTGATTTATTCCCTGACTATGAACGGAAGACCGAACTACAAGCGAAAGCTGATAAGTTCTGCAACCGAACTTGAAGCAAAGGTTTCACGATTCTTTGTGACCGACAAGGTGTTCTATCAGAGCAACGAAATAGGTGAAATTGTCCGTAATTATATTATGACAAGTACAAAGAATAACATTTTAAGTGTTAAATAATGTAAATCGTGCGGAGATACGAATATTTATTCGTATCTTTGCAAAAAATTAAAAATAATATATTTATTAATATGGACGAAGTTACATCATTAATCAGCAACGTTGGCTTTCCGATAGCTGTCTGTGTCGCCCTGTTTTATTTTATGATGAAACAGGAAGACAAGCACAGAGAAGAGACTGACAAGTTGAATGCAACAGTTGAAGCAAACACGAAAGTTTTGACTGAACTTTGCACATTAATTAAAACTTTGGTAAAATGAAGAAGTTAGATAACATATACAGTAAATATCAGGCACAGGTGAAGACAAAGGACGTTGCAGTAACGTCTTTTATTGAGCATACTCTGGCTATCACTCAGTCAATGTTCAAGTATGACGGTCTGCCTGAATCCATCCCACAGGTTGAACTTGAACGCCTGTTACAGGAAGATGGAAACTGTGCCATAGCAAAGGTAGGCGATGCCCTGTATGCCCTTGGCGGTTCGACAGGTGGTGAACAGGACGCATACGGACGACCACTTGATTACATCGTGGCAAATCCTTGGTTGAAGTTGAACAAGACATTCAGAATCGGTTCTGATTGTGTCCTGATGGAAAACGACACCAACGGTCAAAGCCTGTTGCCTATCATCGGCAAATATGCGGTTCTCTACACAGACGGTCTTATTTCGTTGAACACAGCTTCAATTCTGACAAGAATCACTATGCTGATAAGTGCTTCTGACGACAAGACCAAACAGAGTGCAGACGAGTTCCTGAAAAAGATTCTCAACGGTGATTTCTCAGTTATCGGTGAAAACAGTTTCTTCAAGGGTGTTTCGATGCAGACCGCCAACGTTTCAAACAGTCAGTACATCACACAGCTTGTTGAACTTGTGCAGTACTACAGGGCATCAATGCTCAACGAACTTGGCTTGAACGCCAACTACAATATGAAGCGTGAACGCCTGAATCTCGGTGAGGTTTCCATGAATGTGGACGTGCTTTTGCCATACGTTGAAAACATGCTCAACAGCAGACGTGAAGCACTCGCACAGGTGAATGACATGTTCGGTACTGACATCAGGGTGGACTTAAATTCTTCTTGGAAGTTGGAACATGAAAACTTCTTGGCTTTGTCTAAGGACATCGAAAAGGTTGAAACTGAGGAAACAGAAGAAACCAAAGAAACAACCGAAACCAAAGAAACAGAAGAAAAGAAAGAAACTTCTGAAACAAAAGAAACAAAAGAAACAGAAGAAACTTAATTCGTATTGACTATGTTATTCAAAGAATTATTCATAAACGATAATAAACTTTTTGGGGTCATCTTTAAACAGAGATACCCCGAAGTTTATGCAGAGATATTCGGTGACGCAACAAATCCCGATACCTTTGCTTTGGTGAAGTTCGGTGACAGGACGGTTCTTGATTCATTCAATGAAACCAACTGCAAGGACTACACAGGTGCGATTCTTGACATGTGCGTTGATACGTTCAAAAGTCAATTTGAGGTCTTCAACAAAAAGTATGATTTCCTGAAACCTGTGCTTCAAAGCACATCGACCAACAGGACGGTGACGGTACAGGAATCAAACACAGACGGTATCACTAAGAGCGAAAAGGCGTTCAACGATACAGGCTTCAATGAAGATTCCAAAGAAGACAAGTCAAACGCAAAAGACCGCACAGAAACGGAATCAGGTACGTCAGAACGTACAGGCTTCAACGGTAACGTGACACAGGCTATGCTTGACGAATATCGTGCCAGACTGATGAATGTGCGTGAAGACATCATCAAAAGTTTAGTTAGCTATTTAACATTAAGTATTTATGGAAGTAAAACAGATTTATTCGCTGATTAATTCAGTAAGTGGTGAGGTGCTCGGTAAGACCGACATAGTAAATGAAGACCTCACAGGTGTTGTTGACCTTGGTAAAGAAATCTTTAATCAGGGTGCAGTTGATAACTACGTGAAGTCACTTGTAAACCACATCGGTAAGGTTATTTTCGTTAACCGCCCTTATGCAGGTAAGATTCCGTCTGTCCTTATGGACGCTTGGGAATTCGGTTCTGTGCTTGAAAAGATTTCAGCAGAGATTCCAGCAGCTACCGAAAACGACACTTGGAATCTCATTGACGGACATGAGTACAAACAGGACGTTTTCCACAAGCCTGTTGTGTCTGCTAAGTTCTTCAACTCAAAGGTTACTTTTGAAGTGCCTGTTTCTATCACAGAACGTCAGGTCAAGGAATCTTTCAGTTCTGCTGCACAGTTGAACGGTTTCCTGTCTATGATTTACAACGCTGTTGACAAGTCAATGACTATCAAGACCGATGCCCTCATCATGCGCACCATCAACAACATGATTGGTGAAACCCTGTTTGCAGACGCAGCAAAGTTCACTACATCAGGCAAGACCCTCAACTACGGTTCTGCTTCTACTGTACGTTGCGTGAACCTGTTGTATCTCTACAATCAGGCAAAGGGTACATCTTTGACCGCAGACAAGTGTTTGACCGATGGCGACTTCATTCGCTTTGCGTCTTATCAGATGGGTCTTTATGCAGACCGTTTGCAGTCTATCTCTACACTCTTCAACGTTGGTGGCAAGGAGCGTTTCACACCAAAGGACGCTTTGCACACAGTCCTGTTGTCTGATTTCGCAAAGGGCGCACAGGCTTACCTGTATGCAGACACCTACAACAAGGAACAGGTTCTGTTGCCAAACGCTGAGACTGTTGCTTCTTGGCAAGGTACAGGCAAGGACTACGGCTTTGCTCATACTTCTGCTATCGATATCAAGACAAGCGGAAACCACGATATTTCCATCGGTGGTGTGCTCGGTGTGATGTTCGACCGTGATGCCCTTGGTGTTTGCAACCTTGACAAGAGAGTAACCACCAACTACAACGCAAAGGCAGAGTTCTTCAACAACTATTACAAGTTCGATGCCGGTTACTTCAACGACACCAACGAAAACTTTGTAGTGTTCTTTGTTGCCTAATTTTGGACGGTGGTACATTATTACGGTGTGCCACCGTTTTTTACTTTAAATTCGATTTGCTATGTTAGTACTAAAAAGAATTTTTCAGAATGAACACTACACTATTGGTAAGCTGTATGATGGTGATACTTACTTATGCGATACTCTTGAACCGCCTAAGAATGTGAACCACCCTTGTATTGACAAAGGTACGTACAGAATAGGATATATCTATTCAAACATGTTCGGGCGAAAGATGCCGTTTCTGTTGGAAGTGAAGGGACGCACAGGCATAATGATTCACCCAGGTAATTACCCAAAGGACACCAAAGGCTGTATCTTGGTAGGACGTAATCTTGCGAAAGGTTCTGTATCGAAGTCAAAGTACACATTCCAGAACGTGGATGCAATAATTCAGGGCATCATCAATTTAAACGGTTCTGTAACTATAACGGTGCAATAATATGGATATTCAGTTTTATAGATACAATGGTGAACGCAACAAGATAAACAAGGTTCTTGGCGACCCTGTTACTATCTCAGGTAAGATTTCACAGATGGATTTCTTTACGCCTGAGATTTGTGTGCGTGGTGAGGTCAAAGGCTTCACGATGTGTTACGTGGAATCAATAGGCAGATATTACTTTATTGATTCAGTAAGCTATGACGGTGACAAGGCGATTCTGTCTTTGTCCTGTGATTCTCTGATGACATTCAAGGAACAGATTCTTGAAGCTACAGGCGAGATTTACGCCACAGACACGCCTAACAAGTATGATGGTGATTACAAGCCTGTCTGTGATGTAAGGACGCAGAAACAGAAGATTCCGTTCCCACAGAATGAACTGAGTGAAGACGGTTCTATAGTTATGATAACAATTAAAGGTAATAGATAATGGCAAGTATTTACAATATCAATTATAACTTTGAAAGATGTACTGACAGAGGTTCTGACAAGACGTTTTATACTGACGGTCATACGTGGTGTCATATAAAAGCGGAAGCCGTTAACGGTTGTTTTTTCGTTGAAAACGATTCTGCATGTAAGATAGACCTGTACTGGAACGACAGGTGGCTGAGTGTTTATATGAACCTTAGTAAGGTTTCACCCGAAGAAGACCAACTGGTTATTAATGGCGAAAAGTCAGGAATAACAAGTGACGGTACGTTTTTGCACAGAAGATTCAGTTTCCCTGAAGGATATAGAGGTGATGCCGACTGTTATGTGAAGGCAAGTGGTGGAACGCCAACGCCTGTGCCAACGTTAAACGTGACCAACAACGTTGCACATACCACATACAAGACAAAGACAAGTGGAAGCAACACCGTGATAACGTTGACCTGTGATGATGGATTCACCTTTGACGGTGTGCCGACCGTAACTTATGGTGCAGACCCTGAAGACCCTTTCGCAGAAGCTACAACGTCAGATATGACCGTATCGGGTAACGTTGCCACATTCAGTCTTGCGACAGCTTCTTATGGCGGTTCTGCTACCTTGAACGGTAATACTAAGGAAGTGATTCCAGAGCCGCAGAATAACATCACAGGTGCGACCTATAAGACAGAAGAAGACCCTTTCTCAGAAGTCACAACTGTAACGATTACCTGTAACGATGGACTTGTCTTTGACGGTGTGCCTACGGTTAAATACGTCAACACAACAGGACAGCAGACGATTCTTGCAGCCACGTTGAACGATGATAAGACGGTGGGTACAGTTGAAATCTCAGACCTGAAATACATCGTTTCCTTGGATGGTAAGACGAAACCGAAACCTGTTGTACCTACAGAGCCGACAGTAACCAACAATGTGCCTGATTCAACGGAATCACACACCGTGGACGGTCATTCTGTGACTGTGAACCTGACATCTAAAAAGGTGATGCTGAATGTGTCCTGTGCTTACGTTGCCACAGATGGAAGCAGTAAGAACGTACCTGTAACGGTTAACGTTGTTGTCAATGAGATTGCAGACCAAAACAATGTTTCGTCAAACGCTTCTGTGACTTTGCCTGACGTTGACTTCAACAGTCCTGTTGTAATCTCAGGTGAATCGAAAAAGGCTATGCGCATCGACTATAACCTGTCAGGTTGCACACCTGTTTCAAGACCGACATACTGTTTCGTTGGTGAACCGCTTACCATCACGTTAAATGCTGATAGCGGAAACGTTTTTGATGAACCTGACAAGTGTAAACTTACAGGCTATTCAACGTTTGCACCGATGTTTATTGTACCTATGACGATAAGTGAAGACAAGTTGACCGCAACAGGTACAATCACGCCTACAGTTGGAAGTGCAGACCGTGACGATTGGTACATTATAGTTGACGGTGTGGCAAACCCACAGACAACACCGACAAAGAAGTATGGATTCATCAATGCTTATGTGTTGAACGAACAGAATCTTGAAGACTTTGCGACCGCCCGATTTGTACCTTATACAGGCGAAACAGGCAGCGTAAAAGAAGACCCTATTTCTTACGACCTTGGCGACTATGTGAACAGGGTCAAAAGATTCTTCTTTCAGGTTGACAAGGGGTCTTCATCGAAGCTGATGTGCGGTAACTTTATGGTTGATACGACCGTCTATAACTTGGCATCAGATTCAAAGGTGATTCAGTTCGGTTCGGTTGAGATTCCAAACATCACACAGAGCACAGCCGACTATGACACAGAGTTGAACCTGTTTGTGCCTTTCATCGGTCTTGAATCGTTGCCTGTTGACCTGATAGGGCACACCGTTGGTCTTGAACTGAGGGTCAACTTACTTGGTGGCGGTGGTGTCTATGTGATGACCTGTGACGACAGAATCGTATGGACGAAAGAAGTTGAACCTTGTACTGACGTTCTTTTCAGGACACAGAAGCAAGAAGTTCGGGTGCTTGGCGGTTCTAAGTTCGATTCAACCTACCTGATGGGTCTGACACCTTACATCGTTCTGCAAAAGAAGACCATCACAAGCACAGGCGTTGAAACCGCTTCTTCACGGCTTACTAAGGTCAAAGACGTTTCAGGCTTTACTAAGATGGTGAATGTTAAATTCACAGACACCACTAATATGTTGACTGACGATGTTAACACTATTATAAACATTTTGCGCAACGGCTTCACCTTATAAAATAAGCCATGTGCCCTTGTAAGACCCTGTGTGGTGTTGTTGCCCACGGGGTCTTTTTTAATGCCCTGTAGGTGGCTTATTTTACGTCAGGTGGCATCGGTGGCGATGGTGGCTTATGTGGCATCGGTGGCATAAGACGCATAAGCTACGTCAGGCGTGCGCCACGTCAGGGGTCAGTCCACATCACGGCACACCCTGTGCAACACCCGGCTTCACATCGGCATCGTCAGGCATCAGGGCACACCCAGTTTCACCTGACGACAGGCAGCGAATAATTATGCGATTTCTCAGGCGATGACGCATGTTTATTCATCTGTTAAACCTTGTTAACGAAATGTTAAAATTCGTTTCATCTGTTAAACCTTGTTAACGAAATGTTAAAATTCGTTTCATCTGCTTTTTTGGCACGGCTCACAGCAAAAAGCGTGCCAAACTGTGCTAACAACTGTTAAAAATGTGTTGGGAAATGTTAAAAATG